TGCAATCTGGCAGTCCTTCGACTGACATTTCAGGCAACATTTTTGGTTACTTCGGTGACATGGCGATGTCTACTACACTTGGCGACAAGCGTGGCGTGACGGTTGCTACCGACTCCAGTTTATACTTCACCAGCGATGCAATTGCACTCAAAGCAACCGAGCGGTTTGACATTAACTGCCACGAGCGAGGTACTGCAACTGATGCTGGTCCTATGATCGCTCTGAAGGCTAACGCATCCTAACGGACCCATCGCTTTAGCCCCAGATGGACGGGGTTGGGGTTGGTTTTGGCTGACCCCTTCCCTTTTTTGATTACACATTACTTTAAGGAATTTCAAAATGAAACGCCAACAAAGTGCAGTATACAGCGTGTTGTTAGCTCCAGATGCTTCCGCTACCACCGCTCGCGCTGCCAATCTCGATTGTTTAGGTGCTGATTACGCATCGATCCTCGTCAACATTTCCGCTGAAGCAAACACCAACTCTACGAACGTAGCAGTTGATTTGCTGGAATCTGATGACACGGTTGTCACTAACTTCGCCACCTTTGCCGCTGCTAATGCTGTAACGGTCGATAACACGGATGCTGCCGTTCATGCGTTCCATGTTGACATGAAGGGTCGCAAGCGATACCTGCGTGTTACTGTCACTCCAGATACCACCACCAACGGTGCTGTCCTTGTGAGTGCAGTTTCTGCTCTCGATAAAGAAATCAAGAACGCTTCTAATGCAGATAATGCAGATAGCGTTTCTGTTTCCTAAAACTTAACTGCTGGGGCTAAAGCATGAGTACAAATAGAGGCAAGTTGAAAAATAGCTTGGTTGGCAAAAAGGTTGCCGCCTTTATGACAGCGCCTCGCTACGAATCAACGTGGGCGAGGAACATGATTGAAACCGCTCTGAAGGACGCTGGCATTCCGCTGGTCATTTCTCAGGGCGTGTTTTATGGGCAGTGCATGCAGCGAATGTTGGAGGATGCGATTTCAGCAGGCGTTGACATAGCAATCACGATCGACTTCGATTCGATCTTTGTGGCAGATGATGTCAGGTATCTTTTGTCCATAATCAAGGACGAGAAGTACGACGCGATTGCTGCATTGCAATCAAGGCGATCCATGCCTTATCCGCTGTTCACAAAAGGCGACAGCGATCAGGTGGAATTCAACGGCGAGCCTCTCCAGGTTTCGACGGCACATTTCGGATTGACGGCAATAAAACTGTCAAAGTTATCGGAAGTGCCTAAGCCGTGGTTTTGCTCGGTTCCCAAGGAAGACGGATCATGGGACGAAGGCAAAATCGATGACGATATTTACTTTTGGCGGCAGTGGGAAAAAGCGGGTCACAAGGTGTTTGTTGATGCCGCACTTACCATCGGCCATATGGAAGAAATGATCGCAACATTTGACGACAACGGCAACCATAAATTCGTGTATCCAAATGACTGGTTCGAGCAAAACTATATGCAAGAACTGCAACCAGAAGAAGTGCAAGAAGAAGAAAGTGGAACTGCTGTCTGAGTGGAATCGCTACGGAACAGGAACAGTATTCTTTGAGTGTCTTTTAGGTGCAGGTGTTACATCGCTTCTAATTGAGCGTGGCATAGCGAGGTATAAACGTGCGACTAACAAAGCTAACCGATCCAACAACACTGGCAGTGGCAAGGTCGGACGTAAAAGATCATCTAAGAATCGAACAGGATGAGGTCGACTACGACAATGATGTAGACGAGTTGATCTATGCTGCCATGGCATACGTCATGGAGGAAACGCACCATACGCTAATCACTACGCAATACACTGCGAAGTGGGATTGTTTTCCTGGGGACATACTGAAGATACCAGCTTGGCCGATCATTTCTATTGATTCGATTCAATACATAGACACTGACGGTGCAACACAGACATTATCTCCAGCATTGTATCGGACTGAACTAGTTCAATGCCCAGCGACAATTAGACCTGCGATTGACGATGATTGGCCCGATACTTTGGCAGACGCCATTGATTCGGTTACGGTCACCTTTACTGCTGGGTACGGTGCTGCGGCGACGGACGTTCCGTACATGTTCCGTTCGATGATCAAGTTATTGGTGGGGCATTGGTTCAAGCATCGCGAAGCCATTGGTTCGTCCAACACTCCAATTAAACTTGCCTTCAATGCTTTGAGGGATCAAGTGCGTGTTAATGAGTGGCAGGAGTTTCTCAACCAATGACCAACATATTTAGCGGCGACCTTCGTCACAGGCTAAGAATTGAAAAAAAGACCAATAAGATTGGTCCGAGAGGTCAGGCTTTAGAGGAGTGGAGCGAAGTCGGTCGCATGTGGGCGAAGATTACACCCATGTGGGGCATGGAGTTGGAAGTCGCAAGGAAGCGACAAGAGAATGTTAGTGTAAAGATTATTACTCGCAAGCAATTGGCTCGCGAAATGGACTCCAGTTACAGGTTGGTTCATCACGACGACATTTACAACATTGGGTTTGTAAACCAGGCGAGCGATGACCTGCGTGACATTCACGTAATGTGCAGCAAAACAAGGGTCTAATCTTGATCAAGTATGAATACAACAAATACGACTATGATCAACTTGAAACACAGTTGATGATGCTACAGAAGAAGACGAGGAATAAGTTTATTCGCAAGGCTACTCGACATTCTCAAAGGCGTCATCTGTTGCCACAGATCAAGCGTATGACTCCATCTGGCGGCAAAGGTGCGAGAGGTTTACATATAAACAAGGCAGGCGAGCGTAACAATCGAGCATTACAGGCCTACGCATATACTGGTGGTCGTTCGAAAGGTTTGCTGAGGCGATCATGGAAGATTCAGGCACTAAAGCGATCTAGGAGAATTGCAGGTACGTCCGTTGCCTCGTTCAACCCTGATGCGTTTTACGGCAAGTTCGTCGAGTTTGGTCGGACACACAACCTGTTTCTTCCAATGCGAAAATGGAAACTTATTCCACAATCATGGAAGGGAAAAGGAAACAGGCTTTGGTATAAGGGTCAGCACGTGTTTTTAAGGGTGGCGAAGAGACGCAAAGACATTGTTGAACGTGCTGCGATTCGCGAAGTATGGCGATTGATGAGAAAAGAAGTTAGCGGTAAGAAGTGATGGATATTACAGAGGCAATTATTTCACGAATTCGAAAGATGCCGAATCCACCCAACCATGTGGGGGAGGTCGTGCCGCAATCGATCACACACTTTCCATACGTTTTCATTATGAAACGATCAGAGGAATACTCTGACGATTTATGCTATCCACGAGTCAAGGACAACATCACTTACGACCTTGAAGTTATCAGTGATGACATTGACGAAGCGAGAAGTCTTTCATCCCAAATTAAGATATGGTTGATGGACACGGAATTGCATGAACTGAAATTTTTCAATGATGATGGGCTAGAGCAAACAATTCATGGTATCACCGTTGAAGATCACGATGATACTTACGTTAACCGATTCCCCGATTCCGATGAAAAGATTTTCATTGCGGCAATTGACATAGAAGCAATTTTAGGACAATTAGTTTAGGAGATAATGACCATGCCAACATCCAAAGCATTAGGTATGACCGTATACCTCAGCGATGCCACGACGGGAGCATTTACCACGATTTGTGCTACCAGCATCGATGGAGGTGGCGTAGAGACTTCGTCAGAATCACAAGAACCGTGCTTGGATGACACGGTCATTCTTGAGTACCCAGCCGATCCTAAGTATGCTCAACAGACCATCGAGTACAAGAAGATCGAAAGCACTGATGGTTCTGGAATTACCTATGACATGGAAACCGCTTGTCTGGACGGAACCCTTTGTCGGTATGCTCTGAAGATTCCTCTGGCAACTCCAGTTTACGCCACCCGAACAGCGTACATCATCTCCCACACAGACATGAGTAAAGAACGAAACCAAGACATGAAATCGTCTATCGTTTTTGCTCCACAGTCTGCTTGGACTTACTCTACAACCGCACCTTCCACTACTTAATCCTTGAAAGGGGCTAACATTGGATATCTTTGAAATCGGAACCGCTGCGAGAACTGCTGAAGTCACCATCCCTACACCTGGTGGGGATGCGACTTTTTTGTGTAAATCAGTCAGCATTGGTGTGAAGTCTAAGATTGAGTCAATCATTTCAAAACCCGAGGTGAAAAGCTCAAAAGACTGCACTGAGATGCGTTGGATTGCATTAAGCAATGGCGTTTTTATTTTGGAAACTGGCGAACCTGCTTTCACAAGGAACCAAAGATCCGAATTTAATAAATTGGAGTCTTGGTTTGTTGAGCCTTTGTTCGAAAAAATCCTTGAACTCTCAGGCGTCACAGGTAAAGACCGTGAGGACTTTGAGGGAAACTAGAAGAAGACCCTCGTGAGTTAATGCTATGGAAAATAGCTATCCACGGGGGTCATTTGCATCCAGACTTCATTCGGGACAAATTGACTGAAAGGCAACTCCACGAAATTGCATGGTACTACAATCGCCATCCATTCGGTTGCGAGATTGATCACATCATGATTGCTCGTGTTATTGCAAGTTTAGTTGGTGGTAAACCTGAAGACTACATGCCGAAGTTTGCAGAAGAACTAACTACAGAAAACATGGTTTCTTCCATGAGTGGACTGAGTCAGTTTTTAGCAGACAATGAAATCGAGGAATGAAATGGCAACAGTCAAATCACTTAGAATCATGCTCTATGCTGACCATCAAAAGTTAAGCAAGGGTCTTGATGGTGCAAAGAAGAAAGTCAAGAACGCTGTTCGCGACATGGCAAAAGCTCTCGCCACTGGTTTTGCTGCTCGTGAAATTGGCAGGACTGTTGTCAGTGGGATTCGAGAAGCGATAAAGATGGAGACATTCGCCGTCGACTTTAAGGTTCTTGGCACTGGTGGTTCCGATCTTTTGAAGCAATTCGAAAAAGATGCACAGAAAGTGGATTTCCCGATTGACCAATGGATGAAGGGTGGCTTGAAGTTGTGGAAAGCCGACGAAGGTCAATTGTTGGAGTTTATGGAAAGCAGCATTGCTGTTCAGAAAGCCTTGCAGACTGAACTTGGTGTAACTGCCCAGGAACTTAACAAGATGCGAATGGCTGGGGAGATTACAGCAAACGACGTTCGTGCTGCGATGAGCAATATCATCATACCAGCAGACCAGTTTACAAAAGACGGCACAAAGCTATTTAGGCAATTGCGTGATGAGGCGATGAAAAGTCCATTTCCGATTGAAGATTGGATGCTGGGTGGCAAACGATTGCTAGGAGCGCAGGTTCCAGCAGAGCGTGTTGTCGAAATCATGAGAATGCTTGGCGAGATGAGTGCTGGCACTGGATCTAAAATTGCTGAACTGGGTCTTGTCTTTACCCAGATATTTGCCAAGGGCAGGTTGCAGGGTGAGGAAATGCTCCAGTTTATGGAGCGAAACGTATCGCTTAACAAGGCATTGCAAAAAGTGCTTAAGGTCAACAAGCAGGAATTGCAGAAGATGCAGGAAGCAGGCCAAATAACGCCTGAGGATGTCATCCGTGCCATGAAGGAGATGACACAGGAAGGCGGCATTTTTGGCGGGATGATGGCGGCAAAGATGCAGACCCTCGGTGGATTGGTTCAATGGCTTTCAAACCAATGGAGTTGGTTCACAGCAGAGGTGGGCAGTAGACTGATTCCTGCATTGGCAGTTGGTGCTGAATTGATTGGATCAATGGTTGCTCACGGGGCAATTATCAGTGGATTCTTTTCTTCTATCGTCACTGCCATTAACCTTGTCGTAATAGCTCTTGAAATAGTTCTTGGTGTACTTCATTTTATAGATGTGATGACACTTAACCTTTTTGGTTGGATTGTCGGGATTGTTGCTGGTTGGGCCGCTATTTCATACAGCATATACCTTGCAAACGTCGGCGTTGCTGCTTTAACTGGAGGAACCACGTTATTTGCCATTATATCCAAAGGGGTGTTGATGATTTGGACTGCTATTAGGGCAGCAGTCACAGGTGCAACTGGCGGCATGAACCTATTATTAGCTGCCGTTATTGCTGTAGGAACTTGGTTGGTGTGGTTGGTATCAAGTAGTTGGCTAACTCGGTCTACTGACCAATTTGAAAAGATGAGGCAGGATGCAGAAGAGATTAACAAAAACATGAAAGCTGCGACCACTCAGAAAGCCACAAAGCTATTTATTTTTGGCACAGCAGAACTTGCTAACTTCACAGCACGGCAAAGAAACAAACAACTGGCATTGGCAGAAAAGCAGGTACAAGAATTGGAGCGTATCCGCGAAAACACTGCCAAGGAAAAAGAAAAAGAATTTAAGCAGAAAAAAACTGCACAGACATTCTCTAAATCAATAGTATTCTCACCGTAGGGGCAATAATGGCAGTTACTCAAGTTAAGCCTTTAAGGAAAGTTGAAGCGGACGCTGGAACCGATTCAATGGAGGTGACAGTTGATTACCGTGTAACATGCGACTCTTTAAATGACGGTCCCCAAACTGTTTTAGGAAAATTTCCTCTTGGCAGGATCGTTGACGGGTACATCAAAGGTGGTCACGCTACCCCGTCGAGCAAGAATCCACCACAAGTTTTAATGTACCCTTGGCCCGAACAGTGGTGCAGCGACATCACAAAATATTGGACTGCCGAAAATGGAATGGGCATACAAGCGAAAGTTGCCTTGTTCATTTCCAATGTAAGGATTGTTGAACGCGAAAAGATTGACCGTCAAAACGGTACAGTAAATTGGATTGTCGAGGTAACATTTTCTCGCGATCAAGAACATGGTGCTGATTACTCTATTCGTGAAATAACGCCATACTATCTCTATGAGGATCAGCCTCAGGAATATGGAGCATTCCTTGGACTGTACAAAAGAGTTGTTACGACTAAAAAGCCAAGTGATGGCCCGAGTCAGCCTGGGCAATGGGCTAAATTAAACGAGCCTTTTTATATAGATGAAACGGTATTTAAAGGTTACGTTAGCGAAGAAGATGCTGACGAATGGAGACCTTTGGCACTATGCAACACGGTTGGGACACCTCTTGAGCCAGGCTCCTTAGTCCAGCGTGTAGCTCGACCTGCCTTCAAATGTGAATGGTTTTCTTATACAGCTTTAGATTTCAGTGATGCGGTTGGTAAGGTTAATGCCAGTCCCTATACGCTTGTAAGTTGGGATTCAGGATGGAAATGGCCTACGAATTCTTTTGCTGGGGAAGGTGCTGACCATCCAGCAGTCATCTTTTATCGATGCTTCAATCCAAGAGAGCTGCTCGTCCACACTGTCGATTGCGAGATAGTCAATTGGAGTGGTCGCAGGTGTTACAAGTATAGTGTTGATTTAATTTACGATCGCGATGGTCACGACAAGTACATTGCTAATATCGGATCAGATGGTTCTGCCAAAGTTGGATCTGACACTGTAAGTGGCGGCACGGTTCAGGACGAAGATGTGCAGGAGGGAATGAGTCCAACACAGCTTTTAAAGGGCGTCGATGGATCGGGTCCAAGTCGTGATGTTTTTATTAATTACGATGGAACTCCACTTGTCAAATACGGAGCCAATGGCGATCCTCGCCAAACCACTGCTGATGCTCTATTCATGAAATGGCGAATCCACGAAGAAGTTGAATTCTACGATCCTTGGACAATAAAATCTGGACCTCTCTCTGGTGATTATGATTTCCAAAAGGCAAGTTTTTTCCAGACAGGCAATACAAATGGCGGTGAACTTGGCAAGTGTCCTCTTTTTTATGATGGTGGCTGGAGATACTACGACATCGATCGTTCCGACCTGACAGAATTGACAGTGCCAGATGAAAGCACTTGGCCCGACGGTGTTTGTCGCGAGCCTGAACCTGGGAACGAAAAAACAAGGTACAAAAAACGGAACCCATAAGGAATAACAAATGGCTGACTTAGTAATAACACCCAACAGTGTCCGTTCGCAGGCACTTACTCCACTTACAGCGGTACAGTTTGGCGAAGCGGTTACGCCTGGTGTTGTTCTTTACCGCTCTTCATCCGATAACAAATACTACAAATCTGATTGTGACGCCACATCCACAGCAGATATCGATGGTATCGCAATGTCACACGGATCTGCCGACGAATACGGATACGTTTACAACTCAACAAACACAAAGCTAGATCTGAGCGTAACACTTACGACAGGAACAGCATATGTTGTAAGCGACACTGCTGGTAACATCATGCCTGACACCGACCTTACCACTGGACAATACCTATCAATCATAGGATACGGTGACGCAGATGGTTTATTGTCGTACCAACCAAACGTAACAGGTTTAGCGAAACCGTAAGAAATGC